AGCTGCGCGATTTCGGCCCGCAATTCCTTGATGGTTCTTTCATAGGTCTCAAGAAGAACCCGGATCCTGCCATCGACGACAGCATTCAGCGCCGGCTGACGGCTGATCAGCGCCGCGGCGATCGTCGCCATCGCGCCGATCAGAGCCCCTACGACGCCCGCGCTCAGCGTCAACCATACCGAGTTCGACACGAACTATTCCTTCCCGCCGCAGACAACCTTCATGAACCGCCCTTGGGTGCGATCTCCCGCCATTTCCGCGACGGCAGACTGAGATGCCATCGCACAAGCCGCTGGTTCAACCTTCAAGCGGATCACGTCCTCGGCCGAAGACACGTCGCAACGCTCCGCTGTGACGCTTAAAGCGCAAATCAGGATCAATGCTTCAATCAAAGCGCATCCTTTCCAAAACAAAAAGCCGCCGGAAACGGCGGCTGCGCTGCGAAGAGATATGATTTTAGCGTTTACAGGCGATGCGGATCGTTACGCGCCGCCATTCATCACCAATGGGATATTCGCCGCGTAGCAGCGGCAAATGGCAAGCGGCTGGTTCGACGCGGATTTGCTTTTGGATGAAGGGCGCGGGGGCGCCTAAAGCGGAAACAATGATCCAGGCCGTGATCATTGCACGACCCCTGTGCCCGTCACCGTGCCGCCCAACGACGAACAGACGATCGCAGACGACACATAGAGCTTGCCATCGGTTCCTTGGACCGATTGGCCCGCGTTAATGGCTGATTCAATCTGCTGCGCAACGAGAGCAGCGTTTGCGACCGAACAGACAAAGGCGGAAGCGCCCGCTTTCAAGGTGGCGACGGCCTGTACTGTTTTCGGGCTCGTCAGAAAAGTCTCGGCTTGATCGATTTCGGCGCAACCTCCAAGGCAGGACGCGGCGCTTGTGGTCAGGATCAACGCAAAAGCAATTTTTCTCATGAAGATTGTCTCCTAGTATTTGAAGGTTCCATCGCGATTAAGCTGATGACGCGGGTCATCCGCCCATTGCTGCGTGATCCAGGTTCCGTTCACGTCGATGAGGGGTTGGGAACCGATTTGGGTCAGAGCGCTAAAAAGGGTTGGAAGGAGCGCTGACACGATGCCGGTGACAGGCTCACCCAATCCGAGATCCGCGGCAATCGTGACGGCTTCTTCGATCGCGACCTCAGCACCAGCCTCAAAGTTCTTGGCTTTGATCGCCGCCGACATGGCCGAGAAAAACACCGAGAGCGACGCCGTCGCGTTTTCCAGCTGCGGGGCCGTTACCACCGATCCAGCGAGAGTGACTTTCCTGCCAGACGGCACGATCTTGCGGGCGATCTGGAGGCCCAAAGCGATGAGTTCCGAGAGCCGCGTCATCCCTTGACCCCTTTCAGAAAACCAGCCGCGAGCCCGGTTCCGGCACCGAGCAGAGCCGTCAATGCTGTCGCCGTCGCAGGATCGGAAAAGAAGGCACCAAGAGCAGGCTTGCCAATAGCAACAGACCCATTAGCGGCAAGCGCCAGCAGCCCGGCGAGAACGCCAGGCGATTTGAACATTTCGAACATGATGCACCTATGGATTTGCCCGGAGGCCGCCGGGCACGGGTCAGAACGGCTCAATGGTTAAAGAGCTAGAGCGCTTTCCGCTTGGGTGGAATCACCCAAGCGATAAGAATTCGCTCTCCGTTCAAAAAGTTAGAGTATCCGTGTTACTCAAGCCCGGCCCGTCAAACGGCCAGCATGGTCCCGGTCCATCCCTCGCCGCTGATGAGAAGGTTGCAGCCTTCATCAGCGGTTCCTTTTGCCCCATCGGACACGCAAAGTCATAAGACAAGCATGTTCTCATCGCAAAACCGCGTACACTTTTGCGGAACATGCTCTAAGACGTGTCAGGCCCACGCGCCTGCCAGCGCGAGTTCAAGCCGTGACGCAAGCCGCTGGATCAAGCCATGCGGACTATCCAGCTTATGCGCGACCGGGTTGGCCGTGAAAGCCGCTGGAACATCAACTGAAGCGGAGGAAAGAAACTCCTGACGCTCGGCCTCGCGGCGGCGGGCAAGGTCCGGCAGCACCTTGCCGCTGGCGCGCACCCAGAGCCGGAATGCGTCAGCAGCGAGGATAGGCTGCCCCCGATTGAAATATCGCGCGACACTCGATGACCGGAACGCGCCCATTCCGATATTGAAAGCAAGGCTCACCATCGCATCGAATTGGCCTTGGTCCATCGGCCGCTTGATCGCAGCAAGAACGCCCGCCTCGATTGCATTGAGGTCGTTGGTCAAGATGAAATCGGCCGTGGCGGCAGTAATGACCATGCCGCTGACCGGTACGGGCTTCCCGGCCGGGCCCGAATGGCCGTATCCTATGGTCCAAACGCCAACGGTATCTTGATAGGCAGTGAGCCGCAAACCCTCGAAGGTCTCGATCAATTGACGGCCCTTTACGGAAACCTGCATGGGAAACTCCAAAGAAAAGCCGCCCAAAAGGGCGGCGGATGTAAAGGATTGGTCAGGCGGTCTTTGCCGCGTGGCGGAGCCGAAGATTGTGGACAACACCGGCTGGGCGAAGATTTCAGATGGATTTTTTGGTTTGGCTTACGCACGAAATAGAGAGATTTTTCACGGGGCGCATGGCGGACGAAGCGAGGCGCGGTGATGTGCGCCAAAGACGAGGTGAATTATTGGAACAAAAGCATTTTTATAAATTTCCGTTGATCATATTTGATTGCAGAAGTTTCTTGCCCTTGGGAGGCCGCGATGGCGATCTATAAAGACCCGGCTAACCTGCATAAAAGCAATGATCTCCAATTCGATGCCGTCCACGATCCCGGCGTTGCTGCCCCTCACGCTGGGATTTATCGATGTGTCGGATGCGGTTATGAGATCGGGATGCAGCGTGGCCATATATTGCCATCGCAAAGTCACCCGCATAACGCGAGTTTAGGCAAAATCAAATGGAAGCTGCTCGTTTTTGCGCAGCAGAAAGACGCATGATCTAGCCGTTACAAAACGTATTCATATTTGCCGGCGGGACAACCGCACGATTCCGGCTATATTGCTTCAAAGTCTGAAGCAGGCCGCGGCAGATAGCATTTGAAACTTGAAGGCGGACGGAACTGCTCGCAGATGAAGAGCAACCGCGACGAACGCCGGCTCCAATGGCGTGAAACGCCAGCCTTCACGCGTTAATCCCTGCCGGTGAAAGCCCCAAGAGAAGGCCGCAACCTGCGACGTCAGCAGAAAAGTTTGAGAAACAAGGCCAAATTTTAAAGAAAAGATGGAAACCGACAGGCTAATTGCCAGCATAGGCGTAAGGACGGCCCAATCTATTATAGAGTCCGATTTAGCTTCGAGCACGTTAGATCGGCCGGGTAAATAACGCGCAACCACATTCTTCATCGGATCGTCTCTCTCGTAACGTGAGGCTTGTGCCGGGCGCAGCCATCTTAAAACCAAATTGCCCATCGAGTCCTTCTGAGTGGTTAACACCGAGAACTGCTTTATCCGATGGCTAACGCCTCGTGAAAATCCTGCCGAAACGTTTCAATTTATGCTGCCGCCTTTCGTCTCAACACCACTTTCCGTTCGATAGCGAATAGGTAAGTGTGACACGTGTCCCAGCCGTGAAGCTGGATGGAGCATTGGCAAGGGTGCCATTCGCAAAGGTAACCGCCGTTACGTTATGCGTTGGGGCAAAGGTAACTGTGTCGAAGTTTGCCGGATCAGCCGGCATATTGATTGTCAGAGCAGCGATCGCCGCGGATGGATCGATCACATAAGTCAATGCGCGCCCGCCGGAGTTGCAGGTGAGTGTCGCGCCCGTCGCAGGCGCGCTATATTGGCCAGGCGACGGCTGGCAAGCGAAGTCTGTTGCTTCCAGGACGGCATATTCGACAGAAGATACACCGAAGGAATCTGGATGAACGCTGCTATTGCCGCCTTGCGCTGCGATGCCGCTATACATCTGCGCGTCGGAGCACGTGATGAGCGACGGAAGCGCTGTGCCGCTTGCATAGAAATTCACATTCATATTCGTGCCAGCGGGAATCGTCCCGGCAAGACGAATCTGCGGCGACATTTGCCCGGCCATGCGCGGCACGTAAAACTCCACTGGAGTTCCGCCGTCGCAGGAGACCGCGACATATTCATTTTTGGCAGTCACACGAAAAACAAGGTCGCCGGAGCCCATCGCTCCGAGGTTCGACGAGAGGCCAGCTGTGGAATTACCAGGGTAATAAATCGCTTCCGCATTGCCGCTGCTATTCAAGATTCTCAGCTCGTTGACCGTACTCGCCGCGTTCGGTCCCATATCAATCGCGACGCGGGTCACGCCGCCTGACCAGATCGATGACGCCTGTCCAGGAAAAGTGATCTCCAGATCGAAGTCACCGGCCGTCCGCGGAAACGTATAAGGAAATGATGTGATCCCCGTGATGTTGGTCAGGACTTGGGTAAGATATTGGTTGCATGGGTCATAGCCATCGTGAACCATCGTGAAGAAACGGCCGATATCGATCAGGCCGATGTTTGGCAAATTCGAAATGCTGAACCCATTACCCTTGGTGAGCGCGACGGATCGCGTCAGCGCCGCGGCGGTCTGATAGCCGATCTGGTTGACGGATGTATTGAAAGGCGTGCCGGCGTTTGGCGAAGCATTGACGTTGGTGCAAAGAAGAATATCAGGAATTTTCGTCCAGCCGACGATCGTCGAAAGTATCGACGAAATTTGGCTGGCAACGAAAGAGTAGCTATCGTTGATACCCCATGAGAGGATGATGAGATCAGGGTTTAGGCTTTGGACATAAGATATCCAGACCGCAGAAACGGTCGTAAAAAAGGATGGCAAAGAAAGACCGGCAGCGCTCAGGGTGGTGCCAGTCTGAAGAAAATTGCTATAGGTCGTGCCGCCGATCGCACGGTCGTAGAATGATATTGATTTGCCTGGGTTGTCTTCATTCAGCCGCCGTTTGATAAGCGAGAAAAGACACTCCGTCGGTGCGATCTGATTAGCTGCCGCTGATGTAATCCGGCTGTCTCCAGAGGTGACAACCACCGGTGACGATGCCGCGGTAAAGCGCGGCATGTGTAAGAGCGGCCGTACTCCGCTTCGCAGCACTCGCGCCAGCGGGTTGAACGGCGAGAGAGACGCAAGGGATGCTGGCGGCGTGATGATCTGTTGCATGGCGCCATCCTCCTATTGGTAAAAGGCAAGGTTGACGGTCGCAACGGTAACCGCGGAGACCGCGATCAATTCAATCGATGAGAGATTGCCGTTATAGGGCCAGGCGACACCAGAATAGACCCGGATGCCCGTTGACGCTGTTGGCGCGGTGCCATCATCTCTAAAGCGAATGTCGCCGCTCTCCGGTTCGATATAAACAAGCCGCGCGCCGCTCGGGAGCGACGCGCCGATGAGCGCCGAAAGGGTTTGCGCCGAAGCACCAACAGAAACCGAGAAATAGCCGCAGGGAACGAGCTGCGCGTCCTTCGAAGTGACGCTTCCTCCTGTTCCCGCATCGGGCGCGGTGACAATCACAGTGGCCGGCGCGCATGCGCAACCGCCCAGACATTCGAGACCGTGTTGAAAAACCGCCTATCGCGCAGAGGCTCGCCTTGCGGAGGCGGCAAAGACGGCTCCACATCCGCCACGATTAAGGAGACCAGCGGCCACTCCGGCCCGTTCGCAGCGACACTCAGCTGACCCGAGCCAAGATTGATCCAAGCATTGGCGGGAATCACCACCGGATTCGTAAATTGCGTCATGTTTCAGCCCATAAAAAAAGCCGCGTTTCCGAAAATCGGACGGCGGCTGAAAAAGAATTGAACCTTACCGGAGCTTAAGCGTTATTCCCGCGGGACGGATTAATGCCCGCCGTTCTACCTGCCTTGGAGAACCGTTATGAGAAATGCACCAGAGTTTACTGCGATCGCCGTCTGGTGTCTTTTCGCTGCGGCCATTGCCACGGCTCAAGGAAGCGGAGCTTTCGGTTGGCACCAAAACAATATGGCCCCGGCCTCAGCGGATGAAGGTCCGCTGCTGACCGGACGAAGCGCAGCTATTTCCAATCCAAGTGTTGGTCCTTATGGGGCACTTTTCATCGACTCATCGCTAGTTGCACCGCATGATGCGGATGCCGCTGGCCCCGTCGTGACAGGCAGAAGCGCCGCGGTGTTTCCGAGCGCGGGTCCTTATGGCGCTCTGTTCATTGATCCCGCGCTGCAAGAAACGCATCCCGCACCCGCAAGGGCTAAACCCACTTCCGCCGATCTGACGATCAACTGAGGAATTCATTCAGGATGGTCTCCCAAATCAGGAGGCGGGCGCACCACAAAGCATATATTGGATTGCGACATGGACCTGCCCGCCGGTAAAGCTGCCGCCATTGGCTGTGAGCTTGATCGTCGAGGCCGCATACCAGGCGGTCGGACCAATCACACCGGCATTGTTTGACCCTGATGTGATTCCCAAAGCTGCGCCAAATTGCCCAGCTGTCGTGCCTGAACCGCCGCTTGCCGCGGTTGTCGCATCGACATTATAGGACATCGCGCCCGTAATCGCAGTGACGACAAAGGTCGAGATTGCAAGAACAATGGCGTGGTTTGGGATTTGGATCGTCGAAACCGCTGAGCCGCCCGAGCAGTTGATCGTGTCTTCGAGCAATCCAAGCTGAAGCGTCGATCCGTTCAATCCTACAAGTTCCACGCCCGATCGATTGACGACTGTCCATTTCCCGGCGACATTGCTTTCCAGCGTGAGATAGCCGTAGGGAGCCGAAATGATGATGCTGCTCGCGCCATTGATCGTGTCAGATCCAGCGCGCGTCAAAGTGATCGTGTTGGTTGGCGAACACGCACCTGTCTCATCGACCACTGTAAGACGTGCACCCGCTGGAAATGTGCTTGAAGCCGGCAAGGTGACACCGCGCATGGCAGTGAGCGCGATATAGGCAATCATTCGATCCGTCACCTGCGCCGTATAATTCGCATCCGAGATTGGGATGCGCGTATAGGTGACGACTTCGCTCAGTTTCGCAGCTGGCCAGCCTCCAGCTGTCACACCGTCATGGACGACAAGCCTGTTATTCGTCGTATCAACGGCAAGCTCGCCGATACGCCCCGTGAATGTCGAAAGAAACGACCATGCCTCGCGGAGATGCTGAAGTCTGATGCTCATCTAGGCCTATTCCTTGATTAATCGTTTATGAGGATGCCAATCCAAGATCGATGACGTTAGGATATAGGTCGGACGCAAAGCCGAAATCGTCGTATTCGGCCGCGATGCTGCTCGCGAGACCGCAGTCCACATTATTGCCGGCGGAAAGCGCGGCAGCGACAGGACCAAGAATGCCCGAGCCGACGGGCGTATAGGTGTAGACAGTGCAATCAGCCAGCGATTGCGCCGCATTGCCGAAGACATTGAAGCTTTGAAACTTCAGATAAAATGCGATACCAATATAATTGGACGGCAGAACATAGGTGAAAATCGCATTATCAAGCCGTGTGAAGGGCGAACCAGTCGCATGGGCTACTGGCGGCGATCCATAAATACCTCGTGCAAGTCCCGTCAGCGCATAGGTGTTCGGCCCCGTAAGAGTCGCTGTTGTATAGGTCAAAAGTTCCTGGCCAACGAGGCAAAGCGTAACCCCGTTCTCGGCGTCGCTCATTGTCGCAGAATTGAGCATGCCATTGCTCTCAGCCATATTGACCGAGAGTGTGTCAGTTGAGTCAATCGCTATGAACGGAACGGCGCTGCTGCTTTGACCCGCGGCGGATGGCAAAGCGGCACTAAGGATCCCTTGCCGGGCAGGCGAAGTCACCGTTCCAATCGCTGTATAAGTCTCGTTATCTCTCGAAATCCAAACGACGGCACCGCCCCAATTGGGATCAGCCGTACCGCCGTTTCCGCCGGAAAGACCAATCCACACTTCCGCTTCACCGCTTGCTGTCAATGCCGCCGGCGGTTCGATAATTAAAGGCGGGTTGACAGGGTCCGGCGCAATATTCCGGTTCATGTTGAAACCGGAAGAGGTTTGCGTGGGATAAGCGACAGCCGTCGCAGTGCCGGCTGGAAATTCCTCAGCCGTGACCGTCAGAAGCCCATTATTGTCCTCATCGATTTCAATAATGCGAACAGCCGCATTGGAAAGCCCAAGACCGGCATCGGAAATGGTCACGAGATCCATTGGTTCGAGAAGGCAATATTCCCAGGATAGCTTGAATGTGTATGTGTTACGGATATAGAGCCCGCGCTGAAGAATGAGTTGCGCCGCGTTCATCGCAACATTGTCATTACAGATTTCATGTGCTGTGACTGTCGAAGCGATAACGAGGCCGTAGAGATCGATCGCATTCTGATCGAAGGCTATGATCGGCGTCGCCGCATAGGAATTCGAGCGGTCGAGGATTTCAAGCGCCTGATAATTATAGGCGGCATAAGGATCCGTTCGCGCAACCTGGACCGGATCGTCACCATCGGTGTAAACAAAATCATCATCCGTCAGATTATAGACAGGCGTCAGGTTTGGATTGAACGTTGTTCCATTACCTGAAATGGATGTGTCGCCGTAAGGGATGAATTTGAGCTTGCCGCCAGACCAGACCGCCGCGGTATTTGTCAGATGAAGCCAACGCGCCAAAATGCTATTGGCCGCTTCCTGGTTGACCAATGCCGGTGAAAGAGCAAGCCCCGCGGCAAGGCAATAGGCCTGATAGGACGCACCTCCCGACGAACCGAAGAGCGTCGTCGCATCGATGCTCCCAGCTGGAAAGCCAACGCCATATTGCGCATTGGTGAGAAAATCTTGAATCACTTGCGACGGGTCCGCGTCCTGGCTTGTGCCGGTGGGACTGGACCCGCATAAATATCCAAGGGTTTCCACATCCGTCACGTCGAGTGTGCCGCTCGACCCAAGCTGATAGTCGGAGGAAGCGATATAGGCGAGCCCGCCATAGGGGATTGCTTGAGACGTGAAGCTGCTGCTCAGATAGCCCCAGACGCTTTGCGGCGTGGTGCCCGGGAACAAAGAGACCGATGCCGCCTTGATCGCCGCCGCCGCGAGATAGTCAGGAATATAATTGTTCGGCGGGTTCATTGTCGAAAGCGTATAGGTGCTCTGGCATTTCCAAATCGTACCGATGCCATTGATTGGTCCTTCGCAAAGCCCCATGATGATTGCGATGGAATAAGTGTAACCGGAAAGCGATGGAGATCCGCCGCCTCCCTTGCCGCCGCTGCTCTGCGTATATTGCGGCGTCGTAACAAAGTTACCCGTCCAAACAATGTTTGGCGCCAGGATATTGGTTCCCCAGAGAATCGGGACCGGTATCGCATTGCTGGATGTTTGAATCTGGAGAGCCGTATAGCTCGGCAAGGTGATCGGCGTATTGCCATGCGAACCGCTCATGGCTTCAATGCCCTCCAATAAGAGAAGAACTTCCGTTCTCGGCTTGGATGTGAAAGATCTACGCTCTGTGCCAATTCTTCCTCGAGTACGCAGCGCGCCGGGCGATGCGCATGTACGAAGGTTAAAGGAGATGCCTTTGTGACGACACCGCCATGGCTGTAGCAGCGCCCATAGCGGAACACGACAATATCGCCCGCACACGGCGCCTCAACTTCGCAACACCGATCGAAGACAAAACCAAGATAACGCTCATCGCTCCGGTGCAAGTGCCAATCCGGCGTATAAGGACGCGGATCGAAAGGCGTGCAGAGCCCTGTATCAACGAAAATACGGACGATGAGCATGCCGCAGTCAACTCCCGCGCCACGCACATCAGCAGCGTGATGATAGGGTGTGCCGATCCATCGCCGCGCTTCAGCGACGATGAGCGCACGTTCCTCAGCTTCAGTCATTTTATGGTCC